CAATAATAATTGATAAAGATAATAATTAACAGTATATGTTATATGCCTTCAAAAACGCTCCTTTAATATGCCTATCATTGGGAAATGAGCATTGTTAACCAATAATGATAAAGTCACTAGAGGTGAAAGAATTAGTCTATAAAAGTAAAAAATAATTGACAAATAGATAACCATTATCTTTGGTAAAATAATATATGGCGCAATTTGGATGGAATGCTAATGTCTTGAATGAGAACATAGTCATTGATCATTATTTAAATAATTTGTTAATGAACAACAAACATAAAAAACATCAATATATAAACAACATAGTTAACAGAATTGACCTAAAAGTTTTGCAAAAATTATACATCAATGCAATATTATTCCACGAATTCAACATTATTGAACATGATCAACGATTTATATACGGATTAAGTGACAAGTAATTAACCATGTAAAATAAAATTTATGGTGTATTGTTAACTGATGGCACTATAATCACCAGTGTATGTATAGACATGTCTTTTGACCAAACATACTGCATCATGTTACTTAAAGAGAAACCAGTGAATGTAAATATCATTTGTTTACTAGATTTCAGATTTAAAACTACTACTAATTAACAAAATAAATAAATATAACAGTAACACAAGGCATCATGTTGTATAGATTCTTCCAATTAGTAATTAATATCAAATGCAACTCTTATGGAATATGATACATTAATTCAGTTTAATGATAATATAACATAAATATTATTTTCTTAATATAATTTTGTGTTTCATCACAGATAAGAACAAAATAAAGCTATCAATGATTGTAATCAATTAACTTGGGTAAATTAATATGGTCAATATAATGATTTGACACATTGGTTGAAACATACAGTAAGATAACAAATAAAGAAGCTGAATAAACATAATTACACAATATCATTCACTCCACAACATTTGGTTTTAAATGTACAAGACCCTTTACTATAAATAAGGAGCAAAAATATAGCTACATTACTTAATTTAGTCAATGCACAATTAAATGACAAACTGATTATGTACAGCAATGATTGTGATGATAAGTTTAAGTTTATTTTAAGTTCAAATTATTATAGTAAAGAATTAGAATTGGAATAAGATGTCAACATAAATTAACAACTGTTACAACAACACAAATAATCAATACGTTAATAAGTTATAAATGGATATGAAAGTTAAATGAAAACACAATTAACATCTGAACATATTAACTCTATTGATATCACAATACAACACATGTAGTTAAATTAAAAAGACTCACTTAATGATATAAAATAAAAATTAGGATCATCACATAGATTTTAATAAATTGATAAGTCTTTATTAATATTATTGAACTAATAATATTCAATAGCTGTGGTAAACATTAATAACGTCAACATATATTTTAATATAATAATTAAAAAGAAAATGTCAAATGAGTAATTGCTCACATTTAACAAAATTAAACAATCAAGCGATGATTAACAATCAGATGATTACAATAAATTCCATTAAATTAAGGAAGTTAATGTAAGAGACCCATACGGTATAGAGAAATTTAAATACAATTAATAGACAAGTGATAAGTAATAACGTAACATTTTAAATTATAAACAAACACTAAAATTGGACCCATCTATTAATGCTTTGAATATCATAAATTATGATTTACCACCTGTACGGGTACCAAATATAATTGTTTTACATGATAAAAAGAGTTAATTATAATATACTTATTATGAAAGTTATCAACATGCGTTAGATTACTATGAAGATTATCAATAATTGTTCATTCCGTTAGAAAGAACATTAATATTTAGAGATGTAGATTTATTTGAGGACGTTAAACTATTCAGGCCGGCTAACAAGGAATGTCGATTTTATTTAAAAGGACCAATTGGAGAATATACCACTAAATTTTATGATTCCATGACTCCTTACCCTGAATAATCTAGAATGATGATCCAAGATTAATTAAATAGTAATGCTAACACAGTGTCTGGAAGAGTTGGCTCAAAATAATTGTTAAGAAGACATAGAATACCTTAAGATAAGTTGTTTGAAGAATTCGTTCAAACCTACTTTCATAAGAATTGGTAAAGTTACGTAAAAAATTACTTAAAACCATAAAATTTATTAACTATAGACATAAATGAATCTAAGAAATGGTTGAATTAATTCCCTGATGTGATAAAAAGGCATAAAGATTTAACTAAGTTCTTTTCTAATTTAATCAGCACAACACCAATAAGTGATATAAATTTTCATTTAAAAAGTGAATCATTGGTAAAAGAAAATGCAATAAATCATCAGTCTCAACAACAACCACGACCCATATTATGGTAAAGATATGCAGTAGCGGCACTGTTTTCACCAATATTTACAACAGCCAAATAACGATTTAAAAGTCTATTAAATAAGTTTATAATTTACACAGATGGTCTAACGCCTTAACAAGTTAATCAACTATTAAGATAGTACCCTTCTAGTGAATGGTTTTATGAAAATGATTTGACTAAATAAGATAGATAAACAGATCAACCAATTATAGAATTTGAA